ATTCGTCGGTCAGCCTGTCACCTCAGGTGCCGTCGAGCGGCGACGCCTTCGAGCTGCTGCGCCTGATGAGCTTCGGCGCGTGGCTCAAACTCGCGTCGTTCTACGCGCGCGGCATCGAAATCCCTGAGTCGATTGTCGCGACGATTCCCGATCCGAAGAGCATCTACGCGACTGACGGTGTGCGCCTCGACTTGCCCGGCCTCGAGCGTGACCCGCTCGGCGGCGATGGCGGCGCGGACATCGTCAACGGCACAACGATGACGAGCAGCGACCCCGTCTTCACGCTGCGCAACTTGTCGCTGTTCTGATGGGCGTGTCGTATCCGGGCGGCAAAAGCCCCGAGAAAGCAGCGCGCGCGTTTGCCGCGATGATGCGTCGCAGCGAGAACTTGACGCCTGCGATGAAGGTTGGCGCGGAGGCGATTGTTCGCTTGATCGCGAATACCTTTCAGAAGAGCGCGTCACCGACTGGCGTCAAATGGAAAGGCCTCGACCCTGAGACGGTCAAGAAGCGCAAGAAGAACTCGGATAAACCGCTGCTTGATTCAACGCGTCTGAGCCGATCACTGCTGAACGCGTCGTATGGCGCGCGCAGCATCAGGTTCGGAACGAACGTCGAATACGCTGGCTATCAGCAGTTCGGCACGCGCTACATCCCAGCGCGGCCATTCATGCCGATCACGCGCGACGGCCAACTGACCGACGACGCAGGCCCTGCAAAGCTCGTGTTCGACCGCATTGCTGCGCAGGTCGGATCGTTCATCGTCAACGGGAGGCTCCGATGAGTGCTGTCGCTGACGTCGCCATTCGCCGCGCGCTGCGTGAGGTGCTCGAGGGCACCGCCATGGGCGTTCGCGCCATCACGCCGGGCTTGCTCTCGTGCGACGTAGCGCAGGGCACCGCAGACCTGACGCTGTCGCTGCGCACCGCTAGCACCGCGCGCGTCGAGATTGCCGTCGCGTATCCGATGCTGGAGGACCGGCCGCAGCAGCCGAGCAACGTCTGGATGCGCGGCCTCGAGGTCACGCTGACGTACAGCTACCTGCTCGAATCGCAGTCGCTGCTGCCGACTGAATACGCCGCCGTCAAGGCCGCTGCGGCATCGTCCACGGACCTCGTCGCGCAGGCGCTCGCGTGGCCCGGCAAACTCACCACGACGGTCGGTGGCGTGGCGACGGGCATCGTGTCGGGCGTGCTGATGTGGCAGGGCACGACGGTCACGCGCGATGACGCAGCACGCTCAGGGCAGACCGATGGTGGTGGCCTCTACCAGCTCGAGCAGCGCTTCACGGGTGTCGTGCTCACTGCGGCCGATATCGTCTAAGGAGAACACTCATGACCGTTCAAGTTTCCGCGCTCGGGCGTACGCGAATCGCTGCCGAGGCTGCGTTCGCCGTTGATGAATCCGGCACGCCTGCAAACTTCCTCGACCTGCCGATTGTCGAGAATAGCGGCACCTTCGTCCCGCTCACTGACCATCTCGAGCCTGAGTTGCAGCAGCAATACCTGCACAGCTACGCCAACTCCAAGATGGTGCTCGCGAAGAAGTCGTCGACGCTCGCGCTGACGACGTACCTCGCAGGCACGGGCGCACCGCAGGACGGCAACAACGCGTGGAGCACCACGTGGGCGCTGGGCCGTCTGCTAGCCGCACTGATGGGCGCTGCGTACCAGGGCACGCCACAGGCTGCTGCGACGGCCGTCACGGCTGGCTCGACCACGACGTCGGTCAACGTCACGGCCGGTCACGGCAACACGCTTGGTGCGCCTGGTGGCGCGTATGCCGTCGTGCTCCCGAATGGCCTCATCGAAGCGCGCGAAATTCTCAGCGTCACCGCCAACGCGGTCGTGCCGAAAGTCGCGCACTCGACGGCTCCGCAGACTGGCGCGGCGGTGTACTGGGCGACGACGTTCGGCCTGACGAACAACCTCGCGGGCTTCCTCTCGACGCTGCAGTTTCTCATCGAAGGCGCAGAGAGCGGCGATGAGTACGTCGGCCTCGGGATGCAGGGCACGATGTCGATCGACATCACGCAGGGTCAGATTGCGAAGCTGAGCGCGCAGCTCACCGGCGCGTCGTGGGCGCGCACGAGCACGCTCTCGCTGGCCGCTGCGACAATCACCGATTTCTCGCCGATTGCGCATATGACGTCCGAACTCATCCTCGGCACTGGCACCATCACGGCATCGCAGACGCGCAACGTCGTGTCGCACTCGTCGTCAACGTGGACGCCGGGACTCGCGAACTTGCCGGTCACGTCGCCGGAAGGCCCTGCGTCGAGCGGCATCATCGGCTGGAAGCGCGCGCGTGGTCGCGCGATTACGGGTCAGGTGCAGGTCTACGACGACACCGCGACCAACTGGATTACGGCCGACACGAATCGCACGGACCTGAGCCTGTTCCAGCAAGTCGGCATGACCACGGCGGGCATCGTGCTGCTGAGCGCGCCGACGATTCAGCTCTCGGTCGTGCCGCCGCGCACGCCTGCAAATGACCTCTATGGCTTCCTCGTGTCGTGGGCTGGCCGCAACGACGAAGCCATCAGCAGCCCGTCTACGGACGTGCAGCGCAGCGCGTTCCGCGTTCACATCTTCTGAGCACAACCCCGCAGAACTGCGCTTGAGGAGGCGCACGTATGCATTACGAATCCGACCCGACTCGCGAACTTCATTGCTGCGTTTCCTTCGACCCTGCGATTGACCGCGCAGCGATGGGGCGCGACTTTGTCAGGCACTTCGGTCACGTCGGCCAGACGGTCGATGAGGCACGCTACGGCACGCGCGACAAGGCGCTGCTCAAGTACGTCGCGGGCAAGCGCGCAAGCGTCTTTGTGCTGCGCCCGCTGCGTGCGTACGAGCGCGCTCAATGCGACTCGCTGCCGACTGCCGAGTCACGCTGGTTGCGTGCGCTGTCGTACGCGCTGGTTCGCGCGGAGGTGTGCCCGCCGCTTGCCTGGAAGAGCGAGGCCATCTTCCCGCGCGAGCAGCACGACGGGCGTCCCGCGCTCGACGCTGACGCGCTCGACTACCTGATGGAATGCGTGAGCATCGAAGCGCTCTACGAGATCGGCGCGGTGGCCTACGCGCGGAGCAGACTCGGCCCTTTCGTCGAGGGCTTTGCGCCGCTGCCGGCTACCTCGGCGTTCGTGCTGGCGCGCCAACTCCTGTCCCATGCGGACACCCACGAGCAGAGCACGTCCGGCACATCGACCACCGACGCGGGCTAGACATGGCCCGTCCGCAGGCGCTGGCGGTGCGTAGGGCGTGGGACTGCGACTGCGACGGTGCGCAGCGCGGCCCCGTGCGTGCGGCGACGCTAGACGGCCTCGGAGCGTCGGTAACGCGTATGCGCGACGGTATCGGCAAACTGCTAGGAGACGCGCCGACGTCGTGCCCGTGGCGCGCGTACGCTGACCCAGTGGTGACGCAGGCGCTGTCGCTGCGTGGTCGCGGCAAGCTCGGCGCGGTGCAGCTCGACGCACAGCCCGCTATCGTTGTCGAGGCGATGCTCGAGATTGACGGCTCACAGAATCACGTCGAGGCGGTTGATGCGCGCGCAGAGCGTGAGCGTCGCGAGGCAGAGCGGCGAATGGCAGAGGCTCAGCGCAAGGGGTGACCGATGGCTGAGCAAGACATTCAAATCAAAGTCACGGTCGACGCAAGTCAAGCCACGGTGGCGCTCAAGGGAGTGTCGCAGGCAGCGGGCGAGACGGCTAAGCAGACTGAGAAAGTCGGTGACGCTGCCGCATCGTCACAGACCAAAATCGGTCAGTACGGAAGCACACTCGGCCTCGTTGGTCAGGCCGCAGGTCAACTCAGTCCAGCGTTGGGCAGCGTCATCACTGTCGCCGGTTCCGCGACTGGTGTTATTCAAACGCTCACGACCGCTGGACTAGGCCCGCTGGGAATGGCGATTTCTGCGGTCAGCGTAGTCGTCACGGCTGGCGTTGGCCTTTGGAAAAACTGGAGCGACGAACAAAAGAAAGCCGCAGACTCCATCAGGCAAAACGCGATCCCTGCGCTTGACGAGTTGATTTCCCGACTGGAACGCGAAAAGTCACTGCGTGAAACCAAAGCGCGCTTGGCTCGTGGCGAAGGCACTGGCGTCGAAATGGGGGCATTTCGGCTAGAAGCTGAACAGTATCTAAACGTCGCTGGACAGCGCTTTGACGAGGCCACTCGACTTTTCAATCAAGAAGAACAGGTCGGCGCGTACGCGCGCTCGCGCGGCATCCAAACGGTAAACCGATATCAAGAGAGCCTCGCGCGCGCACGTGCAGAGTTTGAACGCGCAAACGCTGTGCTTGAATATCGAGGCATTCTTGAGCAAGCGGCTCTTGAGCGTGAAGGGCGACCGACGACGACTACCGCACCCACTGGCGCGCCGACGACCGCGCCGACCACACGTGGAGGCGGCGGCCGTGCTCGTGCGGAAACGCCAGCAGAACGCGAAGACCCGAATGCGGCGGCACGAGCGGCAGGCGAGGAGCTTGACCGACTGTGGGAGCAATCGGAGCGACGACTTGCAGAGCGTCGCGCGCGATGGACAGAAGAGGCGGCGTTCCAAGCTGAGCTGAACGAGATTGAAGCGAACGACGTCAGGCTGCGTCTCGAGTCGCTGGAGCGTGACGAAGCGGATGCAGAGCGCCTGCGCGAGAAGAACGCCGAAGAGCACGCGCAGCGAATGCAAGCCATCAACGATGCAGTGTTCGGTGCGCTGGAGAGCGCGCTTTCATCCAGCGTCGATGCGTGGCTCAGCGGCACGCGCAGCATGGGCGAGGCCATGCAGGACATGGTCAAGCAAGTCGCGAAGTCGCTGGCGAGCGAAGCCATCATCCAAGGACTGAAAGCAACGGCGATGGGCCTCGGCGCGCTCGCAGTCGGCTCACCTAGTGCTGCGCTGCACTTCGCTGAGGCTGGCAAGTGGGCCGCTGTCGGCGTCGCTGCTGGCGTCGTGGGCGCTGCGTCTGGCGCGTTCGGCGGTGGAGGTGGCGGTGGCGGCGCTGGCCCTGCTGCGGCCACTGGCGGGCCTGCGCTGACGGCTGGCGCTCGCGAGGGCGCGGGCACGACGGTCGTCATCAACT